TTAAAAGATTTAACAAAGTCAAGTTTCAATAACATTGAAATGCAATCTCAGGAATTTGTTACTTATTCACTAATGCCTTACTTAACAAAGATTGAAACTGAGATGAATCTTAAGCTATTCAGAAAAAATCAAATTGGAAAAGAATACATCAAGTTTAACACAAACGCACTACTCAGAGGAAACATAAAAGACAGGGCTGATTATTACAAAACAGCAATCACAAATGGATGGATGTCAATAAATGAAGTTAGAAGGAAAGAGGAAATGAACAGAATTAATGATGGGGATTCTAACTATCTACAAATGAACATGACAACAATTGATAAAATTGGAGAGGATGCCAGCTGAACAATGTAAAAACGGAATGTGGAAATGGGGTAAAACAGGAGAATGTAAATATGAATCCCAAAAAGAAGCTGATGAGGATAATAAAGATTATTACAGGGATTTAAGTGATATTGATTTAACTCCAACAAAAGGAATGGTTGAGGAAGCAAAGAAAGGAAAAGAATGGAGAAAAGAATTTGGAAGGGGTGGAACAGAAGTGGGTTTGAAAAGTGCGAACATGATAATCAACAATGAATTGACTATTGAAAGAGTTAAAAAAATGTATGCTTATTTTCAAAGACATGAAGTTGATAAACAAGGAGAAGGATTTACACCTGATGAGGATGGTTTTCCTTCAGCTGGTAGAATAGCTTGGGCATTATGGGGTGGAGATGCTGGAATGAGTTGGTCCACAAAGAAAAGAAATCAGATTGAAAACGAAACAGAACAGAAAGGAATAAAAAATATTTGGGACAAAAAATTTGATAATACTATGGAAAAAAGAGTTTACAATATAGAAACAAGAGTTGAAAAAGATGAAAACGACAAAGAAGTTGTTGTTGGTTATGGTTCAATCTTTAACAGTAGAAGTGAAAATCTTGGTGGGTTTTATGAGTATATTGCTCCAGAAGCAATAACAGATGAAACAATTATGGCTTCTGATGTTAGAGCTTTAATTAATCATGATCCAAACTTAATTCTTGCAAGATCTAAGAACGGTGAAGGAAACTTAATGCTTTCAGTTGATGAAAAGGGTTTAAGATACCAATTTAACATTCCTGAAACTTCTTATGGAAAAGATTTGGCAATCAATCTAAAAAATGGAAACATTTCTCAATCAAGCTTTGCCTTCACAATTGCAGAAGGTGGGGACACTTGGACAACAGATGCAGAGGGAAGGGACATCAGAACAATCACAAAAATAAACAGGTTATATGACATTTCTAGTGTAACTTATCCTGCGTATAGTGAAGCAAGTTCTGATTTAGTAATTGCTCAAAGAGGATTGCAAACTTATAAAGAATCACAGAAAAAACAAGAGGAGGAAAATGATTTAGTTAAGAGGTCGCTGGCTAAACTAAAAATTGAATTGATAAAGCGAAAAAAATAATTGTATAATATAAATAAATAAGAAAAATGAAATCAAGTATTGAATTAAAAGAAATGAGATCAGATTACATTTCTAAGCTTGAAGTTATCAAAGAAACTTGCAAAGCTGAGGAAAGAGATTTGACTTCAGATGAAAATACAGAGATGGATTCAATCCTTTCAAAGATTGATGAAGTTGATGTAAAAATTGAAAGAGCTGAAAAAATAGAAGCTAGCTTAAGAAGTGCTGCTAAAGTTTCTGGAATTAAAGTTGAAAACAAAGTAGACAAAGATTTAAAGAAATTCAGATTCCAAGATGCAATGAAACAAGCTTACAATGGTAAGTTAGAAGGAATTGTAAAGGAAGCTCATGAGGAAGCAATAAACGAATGTAGATACACAGGTGGAAATGTTAAGGGTGTTGGAATACCTTCATCAGTTTTAACAAGAGCACAGGACTATGTTGATACAGTGAACCAAAACTCTGTTGAAACAATGTCTTTTACTGACCAATTAGAAGCAAACTTAGTTTTAGCTTCAGCGGGTGCTAACTTCTACTCTGGAATCAACAACATGAAGTTTCCTGTAATTTCAGGAATAACTTCAAATTTCCAACCAGAAACAGGTGGGACTGAAGCTGATGGAACAGGTGCAACTACTAATGTAACACTTTCTCCTAAGAAGTTGATTTCTATTGTAAACATATCGCAAGAGTCATTAGTTCAAAACACTTCAATTGAAGCTGCTTTACAAAGAAATATGGCTGCTAACATTGCTGCAACTATGGAATCTGCTTTCCTTTCTGCTGCTGATGTAACTAACGCTCCTACTTCTTTATTAGCTGACGCTACTTCATCTGCAACTTCTGCTTTGTCTGCTGCTAATGTTTTAAAATTAGAAACTGACACTTTAGATGCTAACGTTGCTTTAGAAGGTGCAAGAATGGCTTACATAATGAATACTGCTGCATATAGTGCTGTTAAAGGACTTGCACAAGTTTCAAATGTTTCTGCTATCTGGGATAACGCTGACAAGAGATTAAATGGATATTATGGATTCATTACATCTAACTTGAACAATGATGGAACTGCTGGTAAAGAAGCAACTTTATTTGGAGATTTCAGAAAAGTTCACATTGCTCAATTTGGAGGTCTTGACATCCTTTTTGACCCTTACACTTATTCTGGTGTTGGAGTTCCAAGAATGGTGATCACTTCATTAGTTGATGCTGCTGCTGTTCAAGCTGCAACATTCCATAAAATAATTGAGGCATAATTTAATTATATAACTTTAAAAAGGGGCTGGTTTTTATTAGCCAGCTCCTTTTTTTTTAAAACAATAAAAATGTATAGAAGTTTAAAAGAAAATACTTTAGCAACAAATCCTTTATTCACTACAGCTGAAGCAAAAGATTTTTTGAAAGTTGACACCACAGCTGATGACACTTTGATTGACAATCTAATTAAAGCGGCAACTCAATCTTGTGAGGTTTACACAAATAGATATTTTCTTGATACTTTAGTAACTCAATATGCAGATAAATGGAGTGATATAAATACACTATACAAAAGTCCCGTTTCATCAATTACTCACATAAAATATTATGATTCAGATGATTCATTGCAAACATTAGACACTTCTGTTTATTTATTAGATGAAGTTTCTCAACCTGCAAGAATCGGATTGAAACCAAACCAATCATTTCCAAACTTAGCTGATAGAATTAACGCAATAGAAGTAAAATATACAGTTGGTTATGGAACAAGTTCATCAGATGTTCCTGAAGCAATAAGACAAGCTGTTTTGATCACAATTGGAAATTGGTATGAAAACAGACAAACTGTTATCACAGGAAGGACCGCAACAGAACTTCCATTATCAAGTCAATATTTATTAAACCAATACAAAGTTCAAGTATGCTAAGCATCGGACAACTAGATAGGAGAATAAAAATATTAGAACCTTCTTATACAAGAAACAAGTATGGAGAGGAATCAAAAACATATGCTTTGATTTACACATTGTGGGCGAAAGTAGATTGGAAATCAAGCAACAGAAAAGAGGAATCACAAGAACAAACAAACAAAACTGATGTTGTTTTTTATGTTAGAAATTTAGGAGTTGATATTTTAACAACTTACAGAATAGAATATGAAAGTCAAACTTACATCATTCATGGAATTAAACAAATAGAAGGAAGGGAAAGAATGTTGGAATTAGCAACTAGAATAAAAGATAATCAATGAGTGGAGTTAGTGTAGAAGCGCAAGGGTTAAAAGAGATTGACCAATTATTTAGACAACTTCCAAAACAAGTTAGTCAAGACAAGATATGGGGAAAGTTCTGGAAAAAGGTTTCAAAACCATTAAAGGACGCTGCTGCTTCTAACGCTCCAATTGCAAAAAAAGACATACCTTATCCACCAGACACTTCTTTAAAAATTAGAAAGGGAACTTTAAGAGATTCTATTCAGTTTTATAGAACAAGAGCTTCAAAAAATGTTTATGGTGGTTATGTTGGACCAAGAGTAAAAGGAAAATTTAGAAAAAACAAAGGTGGATATTTTGGAGCGTGGGTGGAATACGGACATAAAATAAAACATAAAGGCGGTATGACAAAAGACAATCCATTTATGGAAAAAGCTTTTAAAAGTAAAAGTGGAACAGTTATGTCAAATGGATTTAAAGACGCTGAAAAAATTTTTGTGAGTGCAGTAAAATCACATGAAAAAAGATTACAAAAATACGGATCATTCGGTTATTAAATGGATATAGGAAAAGCAATATATAAAATTTTGAGTGACAACATTGCAGTCAGTTCAATGGTGGGAACAAGGATTGCTCCAAATGTAATGAAACAAACATCTCCATTTCCTTTTATTGTCTATGATGTTAGTTCAGTTGATCCAGAAGGACAAAAGGATTCTGTTGCATTATTAGACACAGTTGATGTGATGGTTTCAGCTTATTGCAAAACATACTCAGAGGCTTCTAAATTAGCTAACTATATAAGAACAGCATTGGACAGAGTAAATGGAGTTTATAATGCGGTAAACATTCAGGCAATTGATTTTGATGGATATGATGATGTGTTTGATGATATGTCTGGAAGTGATGGAATATATAGAAAGTCCCTTAATTTTAATGTTAGAGTAATAAATTCATTTAATAATATTTATTCAACTTTATTTGATGGAGTTGATGACTTTGTTTCTTTAGGAGTTTCAGGAATGAGTTCTGTTAAAAATACAGGTTCAATTTCTGCTTGGTTCAAGTTAGAAACAACCTCAGCAAGTGGGGACATCATGAGAATTTTTGAGGATTCAAATAACAATGTTAGGGTTTTTTATCATAACGCTTCAGCTGAATTGAGATGTGTTTATAAAGCTGGAGGAACAACAACTTTAGCAGTTCTAACTGATGTAATTGAAGGAGATGGAAATTGGCATCATGTAGTTGGAACATGGGACAACAACACAGGAGATGCTGTTGCAAC